TGTAAGCTGCGCCAGTTCCTGTAGCGATTCCTGCAAGTTGACCAGCAGTACCTCCAATCAGGTTAGACATTCCAGAACCTGCACCGCCTTGAATCCCAGCTAAAATATTAGCCTGTTGACCGATTAGATCAGACATCCCTACACCTTGATCTCCTTGGTACTGAGCAAGAGCGTTTACTTGGTTTGTAATGTTTCCAGCGATATCTCGGCCTGCCTGCATTCTGTTTTGAGCCAGAGCGCCACCTGTACCATAGAGGTAGTCACCAACAGTCATTCCTCCGGTCATGCTGATGTCACCAAGGCCACGACCTGCTTGAGAAGCTAGCTGAGACTGAGCGATAGATCTGCCGCTAAGAATGTCTGCAATAGTGTTGCCTGATGACATCAAAGCATTCATGCCCTGACCGCCAGCACCGTAAGACATCTGACCAAGCTCGCTACCCATACCTTGTAAAGACTGTAGACCTTGACCACCAGCGCCAAACGACATTTGACCAGTTTGCTCGCCAGCGCGTTGTAATGCTTGAAGACCTTGACCGCCAGCGCCATAAGCCATTTGACCTAGCTGACCAGCAGCTCCGGTTATAGTGTTAAGACCTTGAGTTCCACCAGTAACGCCTAATTGACCTAGTTGCTGACCAGCTTGAGTCAAGGTGTTGAGTCCTTGCTGCCCAGCCGCTGCCCCAAGATTAGCCAACTGCTGACCAGTTCCTAATTGGGACTGCGCTATTTGAGCGCGTTGTGCGGCAAGTTGTTGAGCTGCTTGAGTCTGCAAGTCTGCCTGAGCAGCACCGCCTTGAGCAGCAAACTGAGCCGCACTTCCACTAGCCCCAAGACCTTGCGAGCCTAAAGATTGAAGATTAGCTATCTGGTTCTGCAAGTCTTGAGAGGCTAGACCAGTGTTGAACCTTGACAGCTCTTTCATGACGTTGCCGCCACCTACGCCGCCTCTAGCAGCCGCTGTGCGCAACGCCGCTCTTTCACCTTGCTCACGCAAAAACTGCTGTTGTGGACTTGCTTGGAATGCCTGATTAAATGCCTCTTGGCCTAACGCGCCTGACAATGCGGCTTGCTGCTGTAGCGCCGCAGTGCCTGCCTGACGATAAGGATCAAACATCTGACCAGCTTGACCAAAGGCTTGACCAACTTGCTGAGACGCAGTATCACGAGCTTGAGTGATGTCTCCAAGACCTGCTCCGTATTGTTGACTAGCAGCTTGTTGAGCTGCCTGAAGATCTGTTCTAGCACCACCAAGACCTTGATATAGCGCTTGAAGGCCAGCTTGTGTACCGCCTGTGATATCCCGCCTAGCCGCTCCTAAACCTTGTCCTAGCGCTTGTAGTCCTGCCGCTGTGCCAGAGGCTATGTCTCCTCTAGCAACGCCTAGTCCTTGACCTAGCGCTTGCAAGCCTGCTTGAGCGCCTTGAGCTACGTTCTGTTGTCCAGATTGAAGCCCAGCCGTTAAAGCCTGCAATCCTTGGTTAGTGCCTTGCTGAATCTGAGACTGACCAGACTGCAAGCCAGAACTTAAAGCCTGAAGACCTTGATTTGTAGAAGTGTTGATTGCGCCAGTTGCTTCTGTTGCTCCTGTCGCAAGATCATTACGAGCCAATTGAGTGCCAGCAAGTAAATCAGATCTAGCCTGACCAGCGCCTGACTCGATAGCCTGTGCAGCAGCCGTAACTCCACCAGCTAAAGCGCGTTCTGCTCCCGATAGCCCAGTTTGACCGCCGCTCCCAGCTCGGCCTCCTACTGCTGTTGGAGAAGCCACAGAGGTTGTTCCAGAAGAAGCTCCAGATCCGGTTCCTCCAGCTACAGACGTACCAGCTACCGTACTGCCAGTTCCTGCCGAAGTTGTTCCTGCCAAATCTGTTCCTGCTGCTGCACCACCGTCTTTTGCTTGGTTATACGCTGCTTGTACATCAGCTAAAGGAAGCCCAGTGGCTCTAGACATATCATCAGGAGTTAAACCAAGCCCATCCATATACCCAGCTATTTTTTCGGCAGAGTCTGTAGTTTCTGAAACATAGCGAGCTATTAAATTATCTGGGATGCCATTAGGGAAATCTTTTAACGCCTTTTCAACACCGCCTTTCGCTATGTCTTCAATTTGAACCATTTCTTGAGCGCGAGAGTATCTAGCAGTAGCTTCATCGATTGGATAATTTACAGCGGCAGCAGCTTGCTCAATGCTGACATCATTTTTAACCATCTCTCTATAAATATCTTCATCAGATTTATTTCCTTGGGAAACAAAATCAAGAACATTCTGAAGACCAGTTTGTGCCGCAACTTCTGTTTCTGCTACTTTAGTGGCTGCCAATGCTGCCGTATTAGCCTGAGCTGCAACTGTTGCCGCCTCAGCCTGAGCTGCCGCTGCTTGCTCTGCTGCTTGATCTGCCGCGCTAGGCCCACTTAGTGCTTGATTATAAGCAGTCCTAGCTTCAGCTGGATCAACTCCAAATGTAGCCGATAGGGAGTCAAGATCTGCTCCTGTCTGTTGTATTAAATTGGATATATCAGACAAAGAAGCATTTGGATTGCCGTTAATATAATCAATTACTATGCTCTCTGGCGTTATTTCTATACCGCCAAGACCTTCAGTAAAATCTTCTTCCATTAGGGATACCTCAACGCTTCAAGTTCAGCTAAAGTGGCAGCATCTATTCCCATTCCACCTAAAGAATTTGCCGTATTATTTTGAGCAATTTGCTGTATATATTCAGGATTAGCAACCGCATCAGGTAGCTGCTGTTGAGCAAAAGACATATCGTAACTGCCTTGATAAGGCTGCAAGTTGCCATAGTTTACATTAGTGCCTCTAATCGCCTGCTCGTACATAGGCATACCTGCAAGAAGCGCCTGCTGAGCTGCTACATTGCCACCGACAAAAGCATTAGCTTGTTGGGGCATTGTTTGCCCGTAAACATCTAATCCAGCCTGCTGGCCTGCCGTCATTGCTCTATATTGGCTAGGCATAGCTTGTCGAATATCAGATCTAGCCATATCTTGTTGACGCTCCATAAATTGCAACAGTTCTCTGTTTGCGCTTTCTTGAGCCTTAATGCCTTTGTCTGATTCGCCGCCAAATAAGGTTGTGACTAATTTACTCATATCTTGCCTCTAGTTCTTCTCTAGTGATGCCTAGTAACCATTGGTCATGTATTTTGCCGTTCTTCTTAAAAGACCGCCTAATTGTTCCTTCTAACTTCATGCCGCATTGTACCGCAAACATCTTGGCATTAGGAAAGCAAGTGGCGATCTCTGCGTTTACCTTCTCATACTTGGTGTTCTTTGTTATCCAAGTAAAAAATTCTTTAGCGCCTTTGTACGCTTTCTTTCCTCTGAACTCTTTTAAGATCATTGGATGAATCTCTATGGTGATGCCGTTGCGTAATTCAGCCATCCAGAGGCCGCAGACCTCATCATCTTCTGTATGCACAAACCAGCCGCTGTGCATATCTGGATACCACTCATCTCTTGAGAAGTCATCCTCGCTGATCTCATCAAACACTTCAGATCCGGTAACAAATGATCTTATGAAGTCAGCGTCTACCGTTCTGGTAATCAAACAAGAATCCAGCCTTGCTTTCTATCGCCGCCAATACTAGGTAGCATTTTTCTGTACTGAATAGCTCCAGCAGAGCCTGCGCTGTCTAAGTAAAGACTATACTGTACAGCCTCTATAACACCTTCAGGACTTCCGACTCCAACTATCGGAATGCTTAAGGTAGCCTCTTGCGTAAACTGTCTAAACGCCTGACTCATAGTTCCATTAGGTTCTATTATCGGTTGTGCAGCATTTAATTTATAGCTCACTGAACACCTTCTATGTCAGCAGTCATTTGTATAACCACAGGCTTTACAGGATCGCTCACTGTAAACCTGAATAATTCAAATCTAGCCGCTCTGCCGTTTCTGCGCCAAATAGGTCTATGGTTATACTCACCAACCTTACCAATGCTGCGGAAACGAGTGTCACTCCAAGTCTTAGCGTTCCGACTGCGAGCCATGCCAATTTGAGGATCAGGAGCAGCCGCATTACCAACACCGCTTTCAACAGTAAGTTCTATCTCAGGAACTACAAACGATTCCATGTTGTTCTGGAAAGGCTGAGTCACTATAGAGCGCCTAATCTCTGTGCCGTACTCTGTGTAGAAGTCAGGATCTAAGTTTCCTATCCTGCCGTCTACTAAATCGCCTGCCCATATCTTGTTATAGGCTCTTACCAAAGCAGTAACACGGTAGCCTCCAAGATCACCTTCAATAACAGACTTCCTTTCATGCCAGCGCTTTGTAATGATGTCGTAAACTAATGTGCTGCTAGGCAGTGCAAACCCAACAAAGTAAGCGCCTTTCTCGGCGTAACCCCAAGAGTAAATAGAGGTCACTTGGTCTTGCGTAAGATTGCTTAGCTCTTTGTCTATTGCAGTGGTAGATATCTTAACTGCATCATTGCCTTCAAAAGCCCAGATTGCTGGAGATTCGTTCTGACCAAATCCAATGAATACAAACGTGCCCTGCAAGGACTGAATACTAAACGGACTAGCAATACCTTTGGATAAGAACAAGCCAGTTCTCTGAAAAGGAAAGTCAGCACCGCCAATGTTTTGAAATGCCTCTATCGTCTGCGAACCTCCTATAAATAACTGGTTCTTAAAAACAATAGGAGCAACAATCTCATCAGGATCAGACTCGGCAGTACCGAAATCCAAAGCGTTGTAGCTAAGTCCGTCATTCAACGCGCTAACAATAAACTTCTTACTGTCAGTGGTTAAACAAAAATAGCCGTCAATATAAACAACCAGTTGAGGATTTCCGTTCGCAGTAAAGTCTGAATCTGTGATTTGGGCGAATGTGTCCGCAACGTGGTTGTAGATGTATCCGTTCCCATTAGGAACTAAGACAAGAAGTTGTGTGCCGTTGTCAGCCATTGAGACTCTGGTATCACCAGCTATCTCACCAATGAAGGTCAGCGTGAAGTCAGCAGCCATGCTGTACAGTCTGTTTTCAATAACGAAGTAAGGCACACCATTCATCTCGTGTGCGCCTCTGTTACCAGTAAGGCTGTTGGCGTTTGCTACTTCCTCTAGTCCAGCCGTGCCGTATAGCGTCTCTTGATTCAACGCAGGAGCTTGAGCAATATTCGGATAGAAGTTTACACACTCCTGAGCCGATATAGGCAAGCTGTCGCTCTCGTAGAATCCGTTCGCTATAGGCAGGACTACTTTAGGCATCTAAGATACTCCGAACAAACAGTCCGTCACGGTTATGTTATTAGTGCTTGA